CCACCGAAGCAGTAGCCGAACGCCGGGTAGAAGCAACGAAAGAGGCCAGCAATGTACAGCAGAGTGTTAACCATATGCCTGGCGACGATGTTGATCGCGAGCTGCGTGACACGTGGAAGCGCCCCGGTGGTGGTTGATACTGCCTGTGACTGGGTTAAGCCAATCTACCTGACGGATAACGACATTGACGTTATGGACCGCCAGACGAAGAAAGACATCCTGGCCCATAACAAAGCATGGCAGGCGAACTGTCAGAAGCAGGAGTGAAGCATGCTCCTGTGTTCACATTCAATCGCGGGTAGATTTCCATATCCGCCAAAAGCAGAGAAACCGATGAGCGAAGCTAAACCACAGGACGGAAGCACCGTTAAGGGCTACCGCGAACTCTCTTACGGTGAAATCGGCAAGATGAACCAGTTCAAAGACCTTAGCCGCCAGTTCATCAAGCTGCTACATGAACAACTTGGTGACACCCCAGGTGGAAGCCCTGAAGGGTGGGAAGCTCAGGAATGGATAAGACAGGCTGAATTCGACATGAAACGCGCGTGTATGGCTGCTTGTCGAGCGGTGGCCCGCCCAGATTCCGACTGTTAGCCATTACAAAGCTCACCTGCTGGTGGGCTTGATAATGGTCATCGCTAACAAGCGAACCATAAAATCATAACGCATACTTATGGATAGACATGGAAAAGATAATGGCGGTCAATTGTTATCTTTGACCGCTAACTACCTAATAATATTATGGATAGATATATTTAAAGCTAATCAACTTGAAGCCATTTCAGCTATTCTATGAAGGATTGGGAGGATTGTGGTAGCGAGAGTGGTGTGTTCATTAATGAATGAAATAAGAGCTAAGTATTTTTTAGTAAATGAAGATTTATCTCTTTGTAATGATAGCTCTTCAAGTCTTGCGCTGATTTCTTGTTTCCAGGATTCATTTGTTTGTAGTGTTTCGACATACTGCTTTAAGAGCAAACATGCCTCTGAAGATGTTGATCCAAGGAACATTGTTCCATGGAAATCAACATCTGAGATTACATCTGATTCGATACCTGCCCCATTGGCGAATGTACAGTTCCTAATTGAACCGCCAATAATTAACTTACTTCTAATACCGCCAAACCCATGTTTAGAGTCTTTTTCGCTCATAGGTATTATTCCTTGTATGTATTAGGTATGTGTGTTGTAAACAGTCAACTTTTTTGACTATTTAGTTGCATCATACTTTCTATGAATTGGAAGGTTAAAAATGCATGTTTGTATTGATGGCGTCAAATACATTCCATTATCCAGCTCAAAAATCGGTATAGCGATAACTACTCACAATAGGCAGGAAGTTGTCAAGCATGCAATTTATCAGCACATGAAGCATCTGCCAACTGGCGCGCTGGTGGTTGTTATAGATGATGGTTCAAAACCTGCGGTGGTAGTGCCAGACGGCACTCAACTGCTTCGTCATGAAACATCACTCGGCATAGTTGCCTCGAAGAATGCTAGCCTGACCGCGTTGATGGATGCCGGGTGTGAGCATATTTTCCTTTGGGACGATGATGCATGGCCAATCTTAGATAACTGGCATCTTCCTTACATCGATTCACCAGAGCCTCATTTGGCCTATCAGTTCCTCGATCTGGCTGGACGCAATAAGTTAAATGATATGGCGGTGCTGCATCAGGATGATAAGCACATCGCTTACACCGGGCAGCGCGGCGTGATGCTGTATTACCACCGCAGCGCAATTGAGAAGGTAGGCGGGTTCGATCCGGTATATGGTCGTGGCATGTACGAGCATCCTGATCTGGCGCTTCGCATCTATAACGCTGGGTTATCAACCTGGGCTTTTGCTGATGTTGCTGGCTCTGAAAAGCTTATTCATTCGATGGATGAGCATGAAGAGGGTAGGCGTTCAATACCACGGCCTGACCGTGAAGCACTGGTGAAACGAAACGTCGCGATATTCAACGCCCGACGCGATAGTGGTTATACCGGATTCGCATCATATGGTACCAATCCGAACCTCGTGATTACGACGTTGCTCACGAGCCAGCCTGACCCACAGAGAACCGGGAAGATGAAACCCGATCCGCAGGCGCTGCAGGCTTGGGCAGACTCAATATCCGGCGCGCTGCCAATTGTCCTGGCTGACGAATTAAAAGAGTCGCCAACTGGTGCCTGCCTGTTTGAAGTGCCGCCGGTGAACATGAGTCCTTACTTTGCTCGATGGCTGCACGTCTACCAGTACCTTCGGGCGCACACTGAGTATCACCTTGTCTGGTGTACTGATGGTACCGATGTCGAGATGCTGCGAGAACCCTGGTCAGAAATGCAGCCTGGTAAAATTTACGTTGGCTCTGAGCACAAGACGTATTCCGACGAATGGATGAAGGGCAATCACCACGGCAAAGCCTATAGCGATTTCATCGACCAGCATTGTGATGAACCACTGCTTAACGCTGGCCTGCTGGGTGGCAGCCGTGAAGACGTAATGGAGTTTGCCCACCGAATCATCCGGCAGCATTACCTGATTGAAAGCCACCGGTTCTGGAAGATGGAGACGGCCCCCGCCACGCTGGTGGACATGGGCGCATTCGGTATGGCTGCAAAGTCTTTCGGCGATCGCATCGTTACCGGCCCTAAGGTACACACCATCTTTAAAACGGATGGCTTCGGCAAGGAGAGCGCCTGGTGGCGACATAAATAATGGTGAGGATTTTATGAGAATAGAAATATCAGAAAACGGGCAGGTTATATGGATTCGAGACACAAAGACGCTTGAAGGGTTGGCCTGTACGAGCTATGTAAAGGACGGCACGCAGCTGAGAATCATTGCCGCCCTTGAGGGTGCCTTAGTTCAGGCTAAAGGGGAGCAATTATGCTGGAATAATACTGATGCTGTGACGGATGTTCGCCGACCCACCTCCTAAGTCAATAGTTACATTCCAGGTGCCGCTTGAAGGGACAACCAATCTGGCAGGCAAATGAGTGAAGAAGCCTCCACCTCCATGATGCTGAAATCCCGCACCTCTTTTATAGGAATTGAAATTGCTGTCAGTCATTAACAAAACATTGCATTGATGTGAGCACTGTACGACTACAGTATCTCCTGCATTTAAGTGCATTCGTTTATGTAGAAAATCCATCTTATTCCTTTAAAAGAGGTAATCAGCCATCCCTCTTTATTGAGTGCGCCAGCGTCCCACCACTGACGGGCTGAACACCCACTTTACCCAGGGTTAAAGCGAAGCAATACCCTGATATACAAACAGTAGCCGCCATCGTGCGGCTTTTTTATTGGAGATTCGCTGGTGGCTGAAGACATAAAGTTTGTGGTGGTCGGCCATCACATCAGGCGGCAACAGGCTGTGGCGCTGGCCTTGAGTATTGAAGCACACCTTCTAATCGATGAAGGGAATCACGGAGCTAACTGGAATCACCGTCGCGCTATCGAATGGGCTGCTGAGCAACCTTGCCGGGTAGTGGTGCTGGAAGACGATGCGCTGCCGGTGCACGGATTCATCGAGAAAGTTGCTGAGTGGCTGGCCCGTTTTCCTGATGACATGCTGAGCTTTTATCTCGGTACCGGCCGCCCGCCTCAGTATCAAATGCAAATAGCCGAACGACTGATTGTTGCTGATAAGACTCGGGCAGACTTCATCACGTTGCCGCGCCTGATTCATGGAGTGTGCTACAGCGTACCGCCTCAACGTATCAGCCGTGTGCTATCTCAATGGGATAGCAGCAAGCCTGCGGATTATGCCGTAGGTGATGCCTTTGGCGGTGCTGTGGTCTATCCCTGCTGGTCGCTAGTGGACCATGCCGACGGTGAACCGATTGAGCGCCACCCAGACGCAGCGCCACGCGCAGAGCGGCGCAGAGCATGGAGGCTGGCGTGAATAAAGAACCACGTATCTACGGCAGCAAATGGGACAGAGAGCGCCTTGTCTTTCTTCGTGCCCACCCACTTTGTGTGATGTGTCAGGAACAGGGAAGGGTGGCAGCAGCAACTGTAGTTGACCACATAACCCCTCACAAACTGAAAGAGGCGCTGCGTTCTGGTGATGCGGCTGCCATAAGCAAAGCCCAGAAACTCTTCTGGAGCCGTAGTAACTGGCAGGGACTGTGTAAGCAGCATCATGACTCAACGAAGCAGAGGATGGAGAAGAGAGGCTCCATCATCGGCTGTGACGAGAGCGGCAGCCCCCTCGACCCGACGTCGCACTGGTTCAAACGATAACGTTTCTCATCTGTGCTGCTACCCGAGGGGAGGGGGCGGGGTAAAAGTTCAACCCCCCTATCGCAAATGACCGCCGCTCGTGCTTTTTGTGCAGAACCGCGAAATGAAAAGTTTTTTTCTGGGAGGTTCCGATGGCAGGACGACGCCCGAAACCGACCCACCTGAAAGTGGTCACCGGCAACCCGGGTAAACGAAAACTCAACGACAAAGAGCCTACTCCAGCGCGGGAAATCCCGAGTCCTCCTGCGCACCTCACTGACTGGGGAAAGGTGGCGTGGGGAAAACTCACCGTGCTGCTGGATGGCATGGGGATTTTAACCATTGCCGATACGCTGGCGCTGGAACGACTTTGTGATATTTACGCCGACATCCTGCAACTGCGTCTGACGATTGCTGATGAAGGTCGGACCTACACCGTTCAGACGGATGGCGGCTTTTTGATTAAGGCTAACCCGGCAGTGTCAATGCTGGCAGATGCCGATCGCCGTTTTAAAAGTTACCTGGTTGAATTTGGTCTGACGCCCGCCGCCAGGACGAAGGTGAAAGTAGATGGTGGAGAAAAAGAAGAAGACCCGCTCAACCAGTTCTTCGGTTGACCCCGCCACGCAGTACGCGGTGGATGTGGATTCCGGTAAGGAAATTGCCGGGCCAGATATTCGAAACTCCTGTAAGCGCCACTTAAATGATCTGGATTCCTGTCACGCACGCGGCCTGGTCTGGGATGCAGTGGCTGCTCAGCGTGCCATCGACTTTTTCGCAAAAGTCTTAAAGCTTAATGGTGGCGAGCATGAGGGCAAGCCCTTCAACTTGCTCCCGTGGCAGTGCTTTATTGTCGGTTCGATATTCGGCTGGAAAAACTCGGATGACTATCGCCGGTACCGAATGGTGTACGTCGAATCTGGGAAAGGTTCAGGCAAATCGCCGCTGGCGGCTGGCATTGCACTGTACTGTCTGGTCGCCGATAAGGAGCCGCGCGCCGAAGTCTACGCGGCAGCGACGAAAAAAGACCAGGCCATGATCCTATTTCGGGATGCTGTGGCGATGGTTGATCAATCACCGGCGCTGGCGCAGCGGATCAACAAATCCGGAGGGGCCGGGAAAGAGTGGAACCTGGCATTCCTGCAAACGGGTTCTTTCTTCCGGCCTATCAGCTCCGACGATGGTCAATCTGGTCCGCGTCCGCACTGTGCGCTGATAGACGAAATACACGAGCATAAAAATAACCAAGTTGTAGAAATGATGCGCGCCGGTACGAAAGGCCGACGGCAGGCGCTGATTTTCATGATCACCAACAGCGGTCACGATAAAACCAGCGTCTGTTACGACTATCACGAATACGGCCGCAAGGTTGCCGACGGCTCGATTGAAGATGACAGCTTCTTCTCTTTTATCTGTTCGCTTGATGAAGGCGAAGATCCTTTCAAAGATGAATCCTGTTGGAAGAAAGCAAACCCTTCTCTGGGTCATACCTTCACCGATCGCTATTTGCGTGAGCAGGTCACTCAGGCCCGCGGTATGCCATCTAAAGAAAGCATCGTCCGGCGGCTGAACTTTTGCCAGTGGGTTGACGCTGACAACCCCTGGATGAGCAGCGATGTCTGGATGGGGTGCGAGGAAGACTTTGACCTCCAGGATCTGCAGGGCGAAGAGTGCTATGGCGGGCTCGATCTGTCAGGGAGCCGTGACCTCACCGCACTGGCGTTATTCTTTCCGAAAAAGCGCAAATTGCTGGTGGAGTTCTGGACGCCGAAGGAGACGCTGGCGGAGAGGTCAAAAACTGACCGCGTTCCGTATGACGCGTGGGAGCGGGCCGGTTTCATCCACACCACGCCGGGTAAAGCTGTTAAGTATGGCTTCGTGGCGGAGCGAATTGCCGATCTGTCCCAGATGTTCTTCATCAAAATGATCGCGTTCGACCAGTACCGCATTAAGTACCTTGAACCGGAACTGGAGGAAGCCTCCGTTTCTGTGCCACTGATTCCCCATGGGCAGGGTTATTACAAAGCGCAGGAATCCGGCTTGTGGATGCCACACTCTATCGAGCTGTTTGAACAGCGGCTGGATGACAGTGACATCATTATAAAGACCAATCCCTGTCTGCGCTGGAATGCGGCTTCAGCAGTAACCGAAGCCGATCAGAAAGAAAACCGCATTTTTGCCAAGAAAAAAAGCACTGGCCGTATCGATGGCGTGGTGGCTTCTGCCATGGCAATTGGTGCATCTGAAGGTGATGTCACTGACGATGGTGATATTGACGACTTCTTCTCGCAACCGTTGAGTATGTGATGGACGATACAAAATACAGCATTGATCTACGCACGAATAACGGCTGGTGGGCGCGAATGGCTACGTGGTTCGTGGGCGGTCGGCTGGTGACTCCGGAGCAGGGGTCACAAACCGGCCCCGTGTCTGCCAGTGGCTCCCTGGGTGATTCGCAAATTAACGATGAGAGGATTTTGCAGATCTCTACAGTTTGGCGCTGCGTTTCTCTCATCTCCACACTGACCGCTTGTCTGCCGCTCGATGTTTTTGAAACCGATAAAGAGGACAACCGGAAAAAGGTCGGACTCAGCAACCCATTGGCTCGCCTGCTGCGGTATTCTCCGAATCAGTACATGACGGCCCAAGAGTTCCGTGAAGCGATGACCATGCAGCTCTGCTTCTACGGCAACGCCTATGCCCTGATTGAACGTAACACGGTGGGCGACGTAATAAGCCTACTGCCGCTATTGTCCGCCAATATGGATGTTCGTCTGGACGGAAAGCGCGTTGTCTATCGCTATCAGCGGGACAGTGAATACGCAAATTTTAGCCAGAAAGAAATTTTCCACCTGAAAGGCTTTGGGTTTAACGGTCTGGTTGGACTGTCGCCAATCGCGCACGCCTGCAAGTCGGCAGGCGTTGCGGTGGCGATGGAGGATCAGCAGCGTGAGTTTTACGCCAACGGTGCGAAGTCCCCAAAAATCCTGACCACAGGTGATCGTGTTCTGACTAAAGAGCAGCGCACGCAGCTGGAGGAAAACTTTAAAGAGATAGCTGGTGGTCCGGTTAAGAAACGCCTTTGGATACTCGAAGCTAATTTTCAGGCTCATGACATTGGGGTCAGCCCGCAGGATGCAGAAACGATGGCCTCCCGAAAATTTCAGGTCAGCGAACTGGCCCGCTTCTTCGGCGTGCCGCCGCATCTGGTCGGCGATGTTGAAAAAAGCACGAGCTGGGGGACAGGGATTGAGCAGCAAAATCTGGGTTTTCTTCAGTACACCCTTCAGCCCTATATCTCGCGCTGGGAAAACAGCATTCAGCGCTGGCTCCTGAAACCGGACGAGGTAGGTGTTTACCATGCTGAGCACAATCTGGATGGCCTATTGCGTGGTGATTCTGCCTCTCGTGCTGCCTTTATGAAGGCAATGGGTGAGGCCGGATTGCGTACCATCAACGAAATGCGCCGCCTTGATAACTACTCACCGTTGCCTGGAGGCGACGTCGCTATGCGACAGGCGCAATACGTGCCTATCACTCAACTCGGTAATGACCAAAAGCCCCGCACTGACGGGGCTTAATTTTTATGGGGGCCATGATGCCTGACATCATCAAAACGCTGTCGTTTGAAGAAACGGAAATCAAGTTTGCCGGCGATGGAAAGCAGGGAGTCTTTGAGGGCTATGCCTCGGTCTTCGGCAATACCGATTCGGATGGCGACATTATCCTGCCGGGAGCATTTAAAAAGACACTGGAGACACAGACCCGCAAGGTGGCGATGTTTTTCAATCACCGGCAGTGGGAAATTCCGGTTGGCAAATGGGACAGCATGCAGGAAGACACCAAAGGGCTGTTTGTCCGTGGTCAGCTAACGCCAGGCCATAGTGGCGCTACCGATCTGAAGGCCGCCATGCTGCATGGCACAGTTGAAGGGATGTCCATCGGTTTTTCCGTCAACAAAGACGATTACAGCGTGGGCGCAGCAGGTGGCTACGTCTTCAAAAACATTTCCTGGCTGAAAGAAATCAGCGTCTGCACCTTCCCGGCGAATGAACTTGCAGCTGTGGATTCGATGAAAAGCATCGACGGGATCGAAACTATCCGTGACGTGGAGGACTGGCTGAGGGAGTCAGCTGGTTTGAGCAAGTCACAGGCCATCGGGTTAATCGCCCGCTTTAAGTCTGCGATTCGGAGCGAGTCCGAACCTGACCACAACGCACCAGATATTACTGCTCTGCTTAAGAGCATCACCGAATTTAATCCGACCAAAGGACAATAAAACATGTCAGAACTCGCCCAGATCCAGAAAGCCCTTGAAGATTCGCAAAATAAACTTCAGGGGCTCTTTGACGAGCAGAAAAAACAGATTGAACAAAGCGGCACTATCTCCAAGCAACTGCAGGATGATATGGCCAAGGTCAACGAAGAGATGACCAAGACCGGCCAGCGCCTGTTTGATTTGGAGCAGCGCCTTTCCTCCGGCCCGGATAATCCCGGTGAGAAAAAATCATTCTCTGAGCGTGCAGCTGAAGAGCTCACTAAATCCTGGAACGGCAGTAAAGGCCACTATGAAGCCAAAACCTTCAATAAGTCCCTCGGCAGTGATACTGATTCTGCTGGAACACTCATTCAGCCGATGCAAGTCCCGGGCATCGTCATGCCGGGTCTTCGCCGTCTGACCATCCGCGATCTGCTGGCGCAGGGGAGAATCTCCAGCAACTCGCTGGAATATGTACGTGAAGAACTGTTTACGAACAGTGCCGCTAGCGTGGCGGAAAAAGCCCTGAAACCTGAATCTGATATCACCTTCAGCAAGCAAACGGCGAACGTGAAAACCGTTGCTCACTGGATTCAGGCTTCGCGTCAGGTTATGGACGATGCCCCGATGCTGCAGTCTTACGTCAACAACCGCCTGATGTACGGCCTGGCTCTTGAAGAAGAGCGTCAGCTTCTTAACGGCGATGGCAGCGGTGATGATCTGGAAGGTATCAACCACGTGGCTACGGCCTACGATACCGCTCTGAACGTGACAGGTGATACACGCGCCGACATTATTGCGCACGCTATCTTCCAGGTAACGGAGTCCGAGTTCAGTGCTTCCGGAATCATCCTCAACCCGCGCGACTGGCACTCCATTGCGCTGCTGAAGGATAACGAGGGTCGTTACATCTTCGGTGGTCCACAGGCGTTTACCCAAAACATCATGTGGGGCCTGCCGGTAGTTCCTACCCGTGCCCAGAGTCAGGGCACCTTTACCGTCGGCGGATTTGATATGGCCTCTCAGGTCTGGGATCGCATGGATGCTACCATCGAAGTGAGCCGCGAAGACCGCGATAACTTCGTAAAAAACATGCTCACCATCCTGTGTGAAGAGCGCCTGGCGCTGGCGCACTATCGCCCTAAAGCGCTCATTAAGGGTGCGTTTGCTGAATCAGGTAGCTGATGGAGGGGGGCGGGGAAACCCGCCCTTAGCTTATGACGATAGACGTACTGGATGTCGTTCCGCTTGAAGAGCTGCGTCAGCATGTGGAAATGGATACCGATGATCGTGATGCTCTGATTAAACGTTACGCTCAGTCTGCACTGGATTACTGCCTGCGCTGGTGTGATGACCCTCGCTGGAAACTGGCTGAAGATATTCCCGCACCGGTGGTATCCGCCATGCTGCTGGTCTTTGGTGATTTGTTCGAACACCGCACCAGTCAGACAGAGGTGCAGCTTTATACCAATGCTGCGGCTGAAAATCTGATGTTCTCTTTCCGCAACTGGCGTGGTGTTGTTGAAGAGGAGGGCTCCTGATGGAACCTGGTCGCCTCCGGCACCGTGTCCGGATAGAAGTAAAAACTGACGAGCGTGACAATTTCGGCCAGCCGATTGGCTGGAAAAGTCAGGGCATTGTCGCTGCGGATATTCGCTCCGTAACGGGACGGGATTTCATCAGCGGCAACGCCGAACGTTCGAACGTCACCACGAAAATTTTCATGCGATACCGGGATGATATTCGGGCCACGGTTACTCGCCTGATCGAGGTAACCAAGAAGGGAGAAGGCCGCATTTTCACTGTGACAGCTCCGTTACCTACGCGCGACAGACGCAATATTGAAGTCCTGTGTATGGAGGATTTCACCCGTGTACCCTGAACTTAAAAGCGAAGTCGAAACCCTTCTGGGCGTAAATGTTTATCCGTTGATAGGCCCGCAAACAGAGGGCGAATTTGTGACGCTGCAGCTGATAAGCGATCCGCGTCTGGTCAGCGGAACCATCCGCATGAAACTTGTGGCGGCTCGCTATCAATTGAGCTTTATCTCTTCTCTTTACAGTCGAACAGAAGAGATGGATAAGGCGCTATGGGCGGTCTGGGAAAATGTTGTTCACGGGCATATTGGCGGATACCCAATTCAATATGTCGAGCGGCAGGGTATGAGAGAGAGTTTCGAACCTGATGACGGTGGAAAATACCGTCGTACCCGGGATTACATTTTCTACTGCCCGGAGGATGCAACATGATCCGTATGGAGGTTAAGGGGCTGAAAGAGCTGGAGCAGCAACTGCTCAGTATGGGCGAGAAAGTTGCGGTGAAAGTGCTTGGCGCCGCCGGTAAAGAAGCGATGGAAATTGTCCGTGAGGATATGCAACAGCACGCCGGGTACGACGACTCCAGCACCGGCCCCCACATGCGGGACAACATTAAAACCACCTACCAGAGCCGTATGAATGACGGTCGCTGGCTGACGGCGGTGACAATCCGTGTTGGCCCATCCAAAGCACACACCATGAAAGCGCTGGCGCAGGAATTTGGCACGGTTAAACAGGTTGCCGATCCGTTCATGCGCCCGGCGCTTGATTTCAACCGAGCAAAAGTCCTGCGTATTCTCGCCGTGAGTATTCGCGAGGGGATTGAAAATAATCGTTAACTGAGGAAAAAACATGGCTGATAAAAGCTCACCGGAATACGCAATGCTGCCCGCCGGGACAATCGTCAAATGGGGTGCTACGGGTGAAGACGTGGCAGATTTCCAGTCACTGGTGAACTGTAAAGCTCTTGGCGCTACTGGCGCAACGGGATCATTCGTCGACTGCACTACGCTTATCGACACCCAGAAGCAATTTCTTTCTGATATGCCAGAGGGGCCGGAGAAATCCCTTGGCTTTGTCGATGATCCATCTAACACCAGCTTTATGGCATTTCTGAATGCTGCTCAGGCGCGCCAGACTGTACAGTTTTATATCAAATTGCCTAACGGGCGCACTGCAACAATGATCATGGCGCTGTCGGGCTGGCAGCTGAATGAAATCACCGCGCCGGCGGGTGAGGTTATCCAGATCACCGTCAACGGTAAGCAGAACAATATCGACTGGGGCTACGACGAGCCTGGCAGCTGATCGCTGAATTGCTGACCCTGTTTTTGATGCCGCCACCGCGCGGCTTTTTTTATGGAGAATGTTATGCAAGACCTGAAATCCCGTCTGCTGGCGCCCGTGTGCGTCGCGCATCCAATAACCCTGCTGGGAACTGACCTCTATATTCGCCGCCTTTCCGCTTATGAGCTGTCCGAATTTGAGGATAAGGCATCTGAGCTTAACGGCCCTGGCAATACCCGCCCACTGATGCTGGCGGCGGCATCGCTGGTGCTGAATGCCCTGGTGGATGAAAACGGCCAGCCGGCACAGGATTTGCCTACACCGGATGAGCTGATGAAGTCTCATTCTTACGCAACCATTACGGAAGCCATGACGACTGTCCAGCGCCACAGTTACGGCACCCTCGAGGAAGCGAAAAAAAACTAACCAGCTCCAGGTGGTTGTCACTGGTTTACTCGATTGCCGATCACTTTAAGGAGCCTGACACCCGCAAAATCGCCAGCCTGCCCGCAGACATCATTTTGCACTGGCAGGCGTGGTTCGCGCTGACGGGAAATGTGGCAGACCTGTCGCCGTCCGAGCCACCCGCGCTTACCCCCGCCCCCATCATTGACCAACAATGTGCTGACGTAATGAGGATCCTCAATGAGTGACGTTGCGAGCTTGTCGGTTGCCCTGCACCTGAATTCTGCGGCGTTTAAATCCCAGATCAACGATGCGTATCAGAATGCGGGGCAGGCGAGTAAGAAGTTTAATCAACAGGCGACCACCCAGGCCAATGAGCTGGCGAATGCGATCAGCAAAACGGTGGATGCCGCAAAGCGAATTGGCGTTTCTGGTGCGAATGCCGATCAGTTCTCGGGTGCCACCCGCGGCGCTGGCCAGTTGAACTACGTCCTTCACGAAGTGGCTGCCGGGAGTAATGTTGCCAGTAGTAGCATCATCAATGCGTTGATCCCCGCTGT